GCTAATGCATTAGTACCAATCGCAGTGTTATTAGCACCAGTTGTGTTTAAAATTAATGCTGAATTTCCAATACCTACATTATTTGACGCTGTTGTATTGTTGCCTAAAGTTGAAGTACCTACGGCACAATTATTAGAACCTGTCGTGTTTTTACCTAACGCATCTCTACCAAAGGCATTATTAGTTACTCCTGTTGTATTTGCATCAAGAGCAATAGAACCAACGGCAGTATTGTCACCACCAGTTGTGTTTGCTCCTAGTGAGTCATAACCAACAGCAGTGTTGTTGTTTGCAGTAGTGTTAGCTGATAAAGAAACTCTTCCTACGGAAGTGTTATATCCTCCAGTTGTATTTACTGCTAAAGCACCCTTTCCAACTCCAATATTAAAACTACCTGTAGTATTAGCTCCTAATGCTGCTCTACCAACAGCAACATTTTCTTCTCCAGTAGTGTTTGCAGTTAAGGCACTATAACCAACAGCAGTTCCAGAACCTCCAGTTGTATTAGCATCTAACGCATAAACACCTATTGCTACGTTGTTAGCTCCTGTTGTGTTTGCGTAGAGTGAATTGTATCCAACAGCAGTGTTGTTATCTGCAGTTGTAGCTTGATCTAAAGCACTTCTACCAAGAGCTGTATTGTTTCCTCCCGTTGTATTTGTTCGTAAAGAATAACGTCCTATTGCCGTATTATTATCTCCAGTAGTTATTGCTGTTCCTGATCCTTGACCAATGAGAGTATTAGCTGAAGCATCTGTTCCGCTAAAACTATCTCCAGCTGTTGATCCTAATAAAGTATTATTTTGTGCATCAATCGTTCCAAGCTGAAGACCAGAAGCAATCATTGCTGCTGTGATTGTTCCAGCTCCAGGAGTTGATGAATCCGCAACCCACTGCAAAGCTCCGCTTCCATCTACACCTAAGACTTGTCCATTACTTCCAACAGAAGCAGGACTTAATTTAATAGCTGTAACTGATTGGTTATCAATGTTTTCTGTATTAACATTAAAATCAGTAGTGACGTTACCTAGATATGGCATGATTAAGTAATAGTTGTGTCTTGTGGGTTAAGCATGTACGAAACAGTTATATCTATTGAACTTGCAGCACTTGCATAAGCTTTTATCCAATCCCCTGGTTCAACAATCATCTTGTTACCAGTCATAAATTCAAGAGAAGATTGACTAGGAACAATTCCAGAAGTTATTAAAGAAGCAACAACTTCATTTCCTGTTCCTCCAGCTTTTATTAATTGAACAGTTACATTTTGTGAATTAACATTTTTATTGGAAGCTAAAATACTAAGAATTACTCCATACGTAGAAGCTGGACTTGTAGGAATTCCGCTTGCATTTGTAGTTCCTGTAATAATGGTTGTCGGTGAACCAGAATTATTTGAAATACTTGCTCGGCAAACTGATTGAAAACGAGCCATTTATTTGTTAAACCTTATCACTAATGATTTAATTATAAGTTCACTTATCCGAGAGCTATTGCAAAAACAATAGAAGAATCTGATGCATAGCCTTGAGTTGCAACTGTATCTCCACTCATTTTGATTGTTGCACCAGTAATTAATGTTGAGCCTGTAATATTAGCTGCTGTCATATTCGTAAATTTACCATGAGTACCTGTAACTGTTGTACCCGATACTGTGGTGGTACCTACAACTGTAGCTCCCGTAATTAGGGGTGATAAAACTTTTGTACTACCAGTGATTATTAAACCGCTAATTTTTGTACCTTTACCTTCTATTTCTCCAGTAACTGTTAATTTATCTGAAATAATTAAATCATCAGAAACATTTAAATCAACTGTATTAACTGTAGTGAAATTAGCAGTAGTTCCTGTAACTGTTATTCCACTAATAGTTCCTTTACCTTCAACAGTTCCTGTAACTGTAAGATCACCACCTACTGTAACGTCATCGACTACATCAAAATCATCTTCAACAGTAAAATCTTGAGCAGTAATATTAGTAAAATTAGCAGTTGTTCCTGTAAAAGTAGTACCTGTAATATTTGTTGCAGTTACATTTGTAAATTTTCCATGAGTACCTGTAACTGTTGCACCTGATAATAAAGTTGTAGCAACAATATTAATACCTGTTGCATTAGTAAACTTACCTGTATTACCACTAACTGTTAAACCTGAAACTAGGGTGGTACCTACAACTGTTGCTCCAGTAATTAATGGAGCACTAACAGATGTACTACCAGTGACTACAGTACCTGATAATTTTGTAGTCGCTTGAATTGTTTCACCAGTTAAAACTGTATATTGACCAGCATCTCCAGTTACAATGGTACCTGAAACTTTAGTTAGACCTCGAATAATAGTTCCAGTAATATTTGTAACAGTTGCATTAGTACCATGAATTGCTGTTCCTGTTAAGGAGGTAAACATTCCAGTTATACCAGTTAAAGTTGTATATCTACCTGCATCTCCTGTAACAATAGCTCCAGAAAGAATTTGAGTAAATGTTCCTGAAATACCTGTTACAGCACCAAATCTTCCAAAGTTCCCAGATACAACTGCTCCGCTTACAATTGTTGCTCCTGTAATATTTGTAGCATTTAAATTTGTAAACTTACCATCAGTACCAGTAACTGTTGTTCCTGAAATTGTAGTTGTACCAACAACTGTTGCACCAGTAATTAAAGGTGAAAGAATTTTTGTACTGCCAGTTATTATTGCTCCAGATATTGTTCCGCTAGTTCTTATATCTTGTATATTTGCAGTACCAGAAACAACTAATCCTGTTTGTACAGTTAAGTTTCCAACTCCAAGAGAAGGAGTATCTATTTCTCCAAAAATACCTGTAGTAGATCTAACTGTAATACCAGTGATAGTTGTACCACTAATAGTTCCACCTGTAATAGAAGTAAATTGAGCTGAAGTACCAGTTGTAGTTATTCCTGTTAAACGAGTGAAAGTACCTGTAGATGCAGTAACTGTTGTACCAGAAATATTTACACCACTAACTATTTGTCCTGTAATATTTGTTCCCCGAATTGCATTACCTGTAATGGTTGCAGCACTAAAATCACCCGTAACTGTTGCATCATTTTGTACAATGACACCACTTAAAGTAGTAGCATTTGTAACTGTTAAACCTGATGTAGTAGTTAAATCTTCTACTGTTAAATTATCTTGTACAGTTACACTTCCGCTTACAGTTCCCCCAGTTCTAGGAAGATAGTATACATTTAAGTAAGCTTTTGTTCCTGATATAGTTAACTTTTTATTTTTTAACGCAGGGTCTGGTTCAGAAATACGTACTATATTAAAGAGATCAGCTTCGGCTAAATCTAAACCGGCTTGCTCTTGTAATTCGGTTATTCGACGGTTTGCCACAAGCCACTATATTACACACTTATCTAATAATTATAGATCTAGTATTCTGTTAATTATTTTATTTGGACTTCAATTCTTGGTAAAACATTACGTGCAAAATTCCAACTGAATTGAATTCCTGTTACTAGTCCACAAGCTAATAATAATACTAAAGCTATTTCAGCAATAGTTAGATTCCTTCTTACATAGACTATTTGTTGATTAGGGGCGTAATTTCTCGGGTTTTGCGCTAAAGTTTGTTGTATAGCTAGTTGTCTAGCTCTAACTTTCATTTCTGCGAGTTGTTCAGGTGTAATTTGAGGTTGAGCAGGTTGAGAAATAGGCTGTTGACTAGGAGGTACTTGTTCTTCCATTGATGCAAATTATTTCTTACACATTAGCATCTAATTAATAGGAGTGGTATTATGTCAAACGGATTAAAAAAAGGACTAGAAGATATTGCATGGGAACTAAAAGGAATAAAAAATATTTTATCTTCTATTTGGCATAGTAAATATGAAAAAGGTGAAACAGATATCTTAAGTCCTGAAGCTTTCTCAGATGAATATATTTCTACCGAAGAATGTTCACGAAGACTTGGAGTATCTGATCAAACTTTAAGAAATTGGATGGCAATTGGACGTAAGAATCCAAGTAAGGGTTGGGTAGAAGGAATTCACTATGTAAATGCATCTCCAGACTCAGGAAGAAAAGCATTAATTAGAATCCCTTGGAATAAATTAGTTCAATCTTTTGCAAAAAATAGAGATTTAGTATCACAGGATTATCGAAAACAAGCTTCTCCTATGTATGTATCTACTAGTAGTGGAAAATTAACATGATTTCACATCGATTTAATAATATAAAAATTGAAGAAATAACTATAGAAAATCATACTGAGTTATTACCTGAATCTTTAGTTAAACAAGTAAGTATTTTTCTACCTCCAGATGGTTCTTTTGATACTAAATGTTTACAACGATATTTAGAAAATGTTAAAAACTATGAACAAGAAGATGTTAACTCAAATATGACATTAGCTAATAGACTACGTCTAGCTTTTAAAGATATGCAACCAGATACTATATGTGGAAAATTTCCTAAAGCTGAACTTCCATTAAAACGACGTTTAAGATGTGTAGCTGAATATCTAATAAGATCAGGTGAATTTAATAAAGTAAGAGATGAAGAAGGAAAACTTGTAAAGAAAAGAGGCATCTTAGGCAAAATGGTTGTCTTGTATCAACCAATGCCTAAACTAGTAGAATCGTTAACTCGTCAAGGATTGATAGCAAAATGAACAGAAGAGAACAATTACTTGCTTCTATCATCGGAAAAGAAATGGATGAAACAAAAGCTAAGATGCTAGATACAACAATAAAATTTATATTAGGAGACTTAGGTCAGCAGTATTTAAAATTCTGGAATGCAGAAGGTCCAGGAGTAATGGTATTCCAACCAACCAATAAAGAAAGATCTATGTTTTTTATGACATTAGAAGAACTTCACTCTGCTCAAGAAAAATCAGAAAGTGAAAATAATGGTGATTTAGCAGAAAGTTTTAGACGAATACTAAATAAAGCAAAAGAAATTGATCCTAAAAAACTTGCTGGATACATAATCAATGATAAAGAGGGTATGAGATACTTCCAAATAGATTATAACTACATAGATGAAGCACCTGATTTAGCTCCTTGTTCAATAGATCCTTAAAGTAGTGGCTATACATGATATAAGAAAAAGAAAAGAAGATTTAGAATTAATAACTAATTATGATTTAATTGCATCCGCACATGCCTTATTAGAAGGTATTCAATTAGATGTAGCTAGTTCCAAAGTAGCTAATAAATATGTTGAAGCAGAGGATTTTTTTTCACCCTCTGATGATGGTTTAAATTCCCAACAATGGTATGGAAATGTATATTTATTTCCACCTAGTGGAGCGTACTTTTGGGATAAGAAAAATCAAAGATGGAAAATGACTAGAGCATCTTCACCTAGTCTTACGTCTTCCCATGCTGTTTGGTTTAGAAAACTCTATAATTCTTGGTTGGCAAAAGAAATTAAACAAGGTTTATATTTTACAAATTGTCCTGACATGATTAGATATGAACAAAAAATATTTGATTTCCCTATTTGTATCTTGAAAACAGCACCTTTATTACTAAAAAATACTAGTGAAGGAATTAGTCCTCACAAAACTTGTACATCATTTTTAGTGTATATCCCACCAATGGATGATTCAGCAGATTCTATAGAAAAATTTATAGATATTTACTCTGAAAAAGGTAAAATCCTTTGTTAGATTATTTATACCCTAATAGGAAATGTATGAGTATTTTGTCAGATTGGGAGATTAAAGCACTATCTCTAGGTAACGAATTAATTTCTCCTTTTATTGATAAAGTTGTATCTGAAAAAGATGGGAAAAAGGTATTAAGTTATGGATTAGGATCTTACGGTTATGACATTCGCTTATCTCCAAAGCAGTGTTTATTATTTGGAGGTACATCATCAGGAGATTGTGATCCAAAGGATTTTAATCCGGATATATTAAAAGCTACGGATCTACATGAAGATGAACGTGGAGAATACTTTTTACTTCCTCCTTTTGGTTATTGTTTATGTGTTGCACATGAAAGACTATCTCTACCAGAAGATATAACTGTTATTGCTGCTGGAAAATCTAGTTATGCACGGACAGGAATATTATGTAATATCACACCAGCTGAAGGCGGGTGGGAAGGTTATTTAACACTAGAGATTAGTAATTGTACAAGTCTTTGGAATAGAATCTATGCAAACGAAGGAATAACACAATTACTTTTCTATAGAGGTAAACCTTGTTCAGTTAGTTATAGAGATAGAAAAGGAAAATATCAAAACCAACCAAAAGAAGTAGTTACAGCTTCTGTTTAAACAAAAGATTTCCCAAAATTAGGTTTTGGTTTATGAGCATATTCAGTAGCTCCTGCTCCTGGACCACCAAAATTACTAGTTCTTTGGCTGGGTAGTTCTACCCCATCTATACTTGCTTTACCTATAGGAGTTCTTCCTCTGACCATAGGTTCTGAAATACCACTTCTTTGTTTATATTCTCCAGCTGCACGTACTGATTTCATAAATTTGCTTATTCTTTCTTGACTAGATTCTTGATCTTTTGGATAAGAAAAGTCTTTTTTTATATCTTTATAAATATTTCTTTCTTCTGGATCTAAACGTCTTAAATCAACATCTCTTTGATCTTCAGGATTTAAATCGGATACCTCTATTCCAGAAGTACCAGAATCCCTTTGAGGATCGTAAGTGGGGTCATAGAATCTTGCCATGATAATATTGTAAAAGCAGTACATCAAGGTTCATATATTGCTATGGCTGGCTCTAGATTTTTAGGTGACTTCGTTAAAGACGAATTGGATTGTCATTATGCAACTGTAGAAGATTTCGGTTGTTCTGTTGATAATGAAAATAATGATATTCCCCTGTATGATCAATACAACAGAGGACTTGCATTATGCGAACAAGGGATGGAAAGAAAGAATCTAGCAACAGAGGGACAACCGAGGGGAGGACTAACGGGATATATACCTTCGATGGAACAAGCTCAAGCGTATCCAGGAACAAGTCCAAGGCCGGAGAAAGTAGTAATAGCATTGGGAGTACCATCGGAGCAAATGAAAATGGAATCAATGAAGCGGCGTGGTTTGACCCGATAGATGAAACATCGCCAAAGATGCGTATGGCAGGACCAGAAAAATCTAAAAATGAAAGAGAAGTAAGTGATTGTCCTGATGGAATATGTCCTGTACCTTGGGCAACAAAAGAAGAACCATTACTTCCTTTACATGAAAAAGCTATTGAGAATAGTGACTCTCCTTTAACTGAAGCATTAAAAACTCATATATTTACAACTTTCGATGAAGTAAATAAACCAGTACATTATGCAAGTGGTTCAATAGAATGTATTGACGCTATAGAAGCTCAACTAAACGAACAAGAATTTCGTGGATATTTAAAAGGTAATATTGTTAAATATTTATGGCGTGAACACAAAAAAGGTGGAGTACAATCTCTAAAGAAAGCTAGATGGTACCTAGATAGATTAATAAATTTAAGCAGTTAAAAAATCTTCGTTGTCTTCGTCATCATCAATATCATCTTCAAATTCTTCCGAATGTCGTACTCCTAATTGAGTTAATTCAATATCAGTAGGAACATCAAAATCTATATTTACATTTTCGTCAGCCATAAGAGATTTAAGAGCATGCCACTCCATAAGTCTCTGATGATATAAACGTAATAAAGCTAACTGCAATTGATCCCATGTCATCTCCTTTGCATGCAGCTCAGCTTTACGCATAGAAAACTGAAGCTCTAATGGCAGTTGAAAAGATTTAGGCTCAACTGGCTTATCCATTAAATTTTGTTACTTATATGGTTATTCTACGTCTACCTGTCAAATATGTAATCATATTTATCTCTGACTACATAATATTCGTCTAAAGATAAGACTGTTGATTGTAAATCTTGGTTTTTAATTTCAAAGTTATTTATAAATTTAGCAAGCAAATAAGAGCTTATTTTACTTTCTAATTGGTTAATAGCTTCTGTCTGTATGGGAGATCCATCATAGTTACGAAACGCAGTTAATAAAATCCCAATCGGTAGTTCATCAGAACTATTTATTTCACTCAGAAATAAATTTACTTCTTCTTTTCTCCTATCTAGTAAATGACCAATTGCTTTATGCTCATAATCAAATATCCATTGATTAATTTGTTCAGCAGCTTTATAGAATTGCTCATTATCTATAAGATCTACTATCTCACTATATAAAAAAGGTTCCCACCCTACAGAATGTATAAATGAAATTAACCCTTGTTTCATACCATGATCTAGACCTAAATTTAATTTATTTAACTCCTCCTCAATTAAATTAACTTCATGAAACAAGTACTCTAAAGCCTTCTCTCTAGTACATCTGTGACCTTGTTTTACAGGGCTCCCATCAGGGTAATACTGAGTGCCATAGCCAAAAGTATAAGGTTCTTTTCCCGTAGACGGATCTTCGTAAGCTTTCTCATTGTAGCCTTCATATTTTTGAATTAATGTAACAGCTTTCGAAAAATCTGTCATAAAAGTTATAACTATTCATTAATAATAATACATAATTTTATTACTTTGTGTACTAATTTGATTGATTAAATTAAAAGAATTTAAAGCCTTTTGTAAAGTCACTCAAGATCTCTTGACCTTTAGCACTCTTATAATCATCATCTTCATCGTCATCATCAAAAGGATCAAAACTAAATACACTAGATTTTTTATCTTTTTTATCTGTAGTAGTTTTTTTAGTAGAACTACCAAAGTCATCACCTAATAATGTTTCTACACTACCTAAAGCTGCATATGGATCACTGTCATCCCATGAACCTAGAGTTATTTTACCGTCTTTAGAACCAGCTTGAGTAAGTAATTCTTGACTACTTGGATCTAGATCAGGAAAAACTTTATCGTAAAAATCGTCTTCTGTTCCTTCATAGCCAGCACCTTGAAAAATTTTATATAGTTGTGTATCTCCTTTTAATTGATCAGCTGGATTATAGTCTTCGTCTCTTTGAATGTAATCTATACCTAATAACTCTTGAGTAGGTCTTTCTTTTTTCTCATTTAAATATTTAATAGATTGTCTCATATCGAGAGCAGAATTACCACTCATTCCATCAATAACATATTGTTTTAATTCATCAAAACTTCCTGTAAATCCTTCAATAAGACTTTTTCCATCAGAACCTGTAAGAGCAGATTCCCAAGAATCTGGGACATTAGGGTCTATACCTTCTAACATGTCATCTGCAAACTCTTCTGGACGTATAAACTGTCCAAATACATGAGGTTGTCTAGCTACTTCTTCTTGTAAAGCAGGAAAAATTTGTGTATAAATCATTTCTTTAACTTTTCCAGGACTCATAATATCTTCTGCGCCATCAAATTTATAGTTTTCATGTTGTCCTTTAAGCTGATAATGTAATCTTGCAAATTGATCTGCACTAGTTACATCAGTTCCAAATCGATATATTTGTTCTTGCCAAGTTCCTAAACCTGGGTTTAATGGATCAACTAATTCATTTGGGTTATTTTGTGCCTTATCCCAATCTGCAGCAACCATATCTCTTTGTTTAGTGTAATCAGCTTCTCTAGCTTCATTCATACCTGCTTTTCCAGTGGGATCTGTATAGAAAGTAGAATCAAAACCTTTATCAGATGCTGATCTTAATTGATCTAGATAAGACTCAGCATGACTTTGTCCTATTTGTTGTACAGCATTAAGAATATCTTGTGTTTGAAAAGGGTTTTGCTCTTCTTGTCTTACATCTAAATACTCAACAAATTCACTCATGGATCTAGATTCATCAAATCTAGGTTTTAAATAACTATTAACATAATCTTCAGCAAACTCTTTTTGTATTGTTATATTTCGTTCTGCATCATCTACTGTATAACCTAACTCAATATCATCATCATATTTTTGTTGTATTTTTTCATCAAACCATTTTTGCCAATTATGAACAGTATTATTATTAACTCCAGTTATACCACTAAGTTTTCTTTCTAGTTTATCTTGATCAAAATCATCATCTCCAGTAATTGCTAAATAACCTCCTATACCACTATCGCCAAGAATTGAATTACTTAAAGTCTCATTAATATTTAATACCTCATTAAATTGACCAAAGTTTCTAAACATTGCCATTTCTTGTTCTTTAACTTTAGCTCTTTTCATTTCATCTATACTTTCTTTCAAAATATTTTGGTTTAAAGCACCAAACCGTTCTACGTTTAATAGATTTTGTGTACCAACAGATTCAGTGATTCTATCTTCTAAATCAGTAATTCCTGCTCCAGTACCTATCAAACTATCCATAACTTTCTTATGTTCTTCATTAGGTGCTATTCCCTGGTCTTCATTACCTCTAGCAGAAATTTTATATAAGTAAGCAAACTGCTCTGGTTCAGTTACTTTTAAATAATTCTGACCAGCCAATTTAATCCAATAATTATCTGTATCCCCTTCTTTTTTAGCATTTTTTGCTTCTTCCCATGCTGCTTTAATTTCAGGCACGTCTTCTATCATATCTAAATCTTCATCTACAATTCCTAGTTGTTTATCTCTAACTGCCATAACATCAGCATCTGTTTGTGCTGACCAGTCACCTTCTTGTATATCTGGTGCTTCTTCTAAATATTCTGAAGCCATATTTAATACTTCAGCTTCATTTCCTCTTGCTCCAGAATCTTTACCTACTGTGGTGTAGTGCCACCACATATAATTATTTCTTCCATAACCTTCTGTTAAATCTATATCATCATTAGCAACAGCTTCATCATATTTTTCTTTAGCTACAGCATTATTATTAGAATAATAATCAGCACTAAAACTTCCATATTCAGGTTTAGCTCCTAAAGAGTTATCCCATTTATGTAAATGTTCATCTCTATAAAAATCTTTATATACATTTTTTAATTGATTTACAATTTTATTTGCATTGGAATTAGATATACCAGCTGCTATTAAATCCTCTTTTGTTACCTTATCTCTTTGCTTAACATAATCTCCACCTTGAGTTTTAGTAGATATATTCTTTATTTTTGTATATAAATTATTTTTTGCTTCATTTTTGTCATTTGTTTTTATATTTGCCTCTCTAATTCTATCTCCCTCTATGTTTTGTTTAGTATTATATTCATCATCTATATCTACGGTTATATTGTGCATCTGATTTTTTCCAGCCCAACTATTTCGTGAACCGTTTCTATGGTTACTAGAACTACTATTAATATCATGAATTGTTCCAAATGTTGAACCCGAATTACTCCATAAAAAAGCTGTTTCACCAGTATCTAAATTTTTAAGTGCTGGAACCGTATAATATGCAGCATTTGTTCCTATTTTTTTACGTCTCTGTCCACTACTTACTAGTTGATCAATTCGATTTCCAGAATCAAGTCTCCCTGCGTAATTTTTATGTGTCGATCCGCTACCATTCCATCCACCACGTTGGCGATCAGCATCCTCATCATCTGTAGCTCCTAAATATGATTCAATTTTCTGTTTCCACTTTCCAGTATTATTTCCATAGTTTGTACTATCTATTTCCATCCAAATTCCTGAACTAGAATCGGACCAAGTAGGCATATTATGAGTTACGCCAAGAATTGCATCGCTAAGGTCGTTAGTACTTCCTTTTCTAGCAACTAAATATAATTTTTGTTTTCCTAAATTTCCATCTGCTTTAGTTGGTTCTTTAGGAATATTTTCTTCATAATCAGTAGTTTCATCATCTCCATCCCATTGTTTTTTATTTGCATTCCAATTTAAAGTAATTGTATCAATATTATTAGTATCTCCTTCAATTTTTTTTATAGTTTTCATATAGGTATCATAAGCAGTCTTCCTGGTTGCTTCGTACTCTTCTTTATAACCCATTTATCTAACTAGATTTTATCAGTTCTAATTCATTATAAAATATACGATTAAAAGATTCTTTCATCCAATCTTTAATCTTAAGTAGTCTTAGATCACTATAAAAAATTTGATCTGTATACCATTCCTCCATATTGCAGCTTCCTTTGTCAGAATTACAGTTACGACAAGCCGGAATAAGATTATTTCTATTACTAGAACCAGATTTAAATTTTGGAATTATATGATCAAGAGATGTAGCTTTTTCTCCACAATATCCACATTGATGATTCCAAGCTTCATATATTGATTGTCGATATCGTTTTTTCGCTAGTTTTGGAGTAATTTCGATGAGCAGGGAAAGTGGTTCCTGTTCATTTTGAAACATACTCAAAATTGCTGTTATCTAATTTTAAGTTGTCCTATACGTACTTCTTGACATAAAAAAATAGTTAAGACTGTTGACAGTTAACTCAGTTCGTATACTGTAACAGTGTTTGCATTTCTTAACTATGTCTACCAAAGCTAACACTGGATGGGTCTCTGTCAGGAGAGCTACGCAAATTTTAGATGTCGACAAGGCAACTCTTTTTAAGTGGCGTGACGATGGAACTCTAAAACTTGGACCTGACTACGCAGCTTTTCCCAAGACAAGATCTAGAGATAGCTTCAAATACAATATAGGGAATGTAAGAACAAAACTAAAAGAAAAAGGTTTAATTGCTGTTTAAATTTACAAAAGAAAACCCAGTAGCTTAATGTTACTGGGTCTTTTTGTATCTAGTTCTACCAGATTGCTGGAATGATTTGTCCAGTTGTAATGTATGCACCTAACAAAGCAACAATACCAATCATTGCTAAACGTCCATTAAGCTGTTCAGCTTCTACAACATAGCCTTTATAAGTTTCATCT